AAGGTGTCATGTTTTTATAAGCCGACTTATAATCTATTTCTCCACCTGCTCCTGCCGGTATTTCTCCACCTGCTTCTGCTGGTATTTCTCCACCTGCTTCTGCCGGTATTTCTCCACCTGCTTCTGCCGGTATTTCTCCACCTGCTTCTGCCGGTATTTCTCCACCTGCTTCTGCTGGTATTTCTCCACCTGCTTCTGCTGGTATTTCTCCACCTGCTTCTGCTGGTATTTCTCCCGCTGGTACTGTTCCCTCGCCCGCTGCTTCTGCTAGTATTTCTCCCGCCATAATTTCCCCCTTAAGGTATAAAAGTTTTTCCTACATCAGGTAGACCCTTTTGAAGACTTGAAATGTCTCTCAACCCACTCTCTCCGCTCCCTTGATTGCCCTGCTGATTAAGATAAGGGACTTGGGGTTCTTGAAACATTTGGTCAACTATAGCGGGGTCTAACCGCTGTAGAGATAACATTTTCCTAGTCAAATACCGCGCTCCTGGTCTTGGATTCGGTATTATCCCCGCCATACTCATTCTTTCAATTAAAGCTAAACTCTGCTGCGTCTGACTTATTTCAATAGTAGTGTTCTGCGCTGCTGCACTACCAACACTAACCTTATAGTCAAACTGCGCAATATTCGTACCTTGCCATTCTGAAAAACTAACTTCACCGGTAAACTTGTTCTCAATTTTTATCGTTCGAGGTTCATCAAAAAACTCGCTAACAATGGCCATTAGTTTTTCTATAACACGCTCAATGAACCGCTCAACCTGCGAAGATTTAAAGCCGGTTAACACCCCTGAATGCTGTTGAGCAATTGCTGCTTCAGTTGCGGTTGTCCCGCTCTTTCCTTTCCCCTGGCGACGTTGGTCGCTTGTGTGGGTGGTTTCTCTAATTTGCCGTACCTTATCATCCCTCAACTTAAATGTTTCAGCAGAAACACCCTCAAAACGTAAACTATTAAATGCCTCTATATTATTAACAAATACAAGCCTCTTCCCACTTTCAGGGGAAGTAATCGCTTTTGCCTCATCGTCTGTGACTCCTCCATTCTGAGCAAGTGTAATACCGGGGGCTTGTTCAGCACTTTCACGCTGAAGCTCTTCCATAAAATTTATATCATCAACAGAGCCTTCATGTATATTTATCTCGTTGAATCCCCTGAATGTTCCCACTTCTTCGTCGAACACCATCATCTCAAACGGGTAATCCTTCAAGTCATAAGGCCACGGTTTTTTTTCCAGAAAAGAATCTGTATATCCGTCTGCCATAACAAAATACATGTTCTCTGACTTACTCCATATTTCAAAAATAAGATATCGTTTATTATCCTTATTTTCACCGATATCTTCTGCCTTTTCACCTCCTAAAGTGTAGGAGCACATCTTCTCAGTATTAGCGTCCGGCCATCTGGCCTTCACTTCTGCTTTACTAAGAGTCAGTTTATATCCAATAAACTTACAAGCTTCAAAACTCCTGGCTTCAGTATCAAGAATAATATCTTTATTTGGTATGTTTTCTACAAATACCCTATCTTCATAAAGTACCCATTCTCCTTCTACTTTCTCCATAATAGGGGCATAGCCAATTTTTACAAAACCTTCACCCTCTATGACAGCGTTTTTGACTGTCCGGAGAATTTCTTCATATAAAAATATCTCCTTCGCCAGTTGCTTGACAACCTTTTCTATAATTGGCCCCTGTTCCATTCCTTCAGCAGTCATAGCATCGACCCTAATTTCTGGCAGTCGTGCCAACAAACTTGGAATCAAAAGAGAGAAGGTGTCATATATAATGGGGTTTTTCTTCCGCCCTTCCGTGTCTTCGTCAGTCGTAATAATACCGTCTTTAGACGGTTTATTAAGCTCGTACGCCGCCACCGCCTTTTTCTGGTCGTCCAGACGGGGCTGATTTCCCTTAACCGCCGTTTCAATGCGGCTACGCCATTTTTTAACTTCTTCTTCTGTTTTTATTGACATGTTATTTCTCAAACAAATATAATAAAACTTTTATAAAAGGCACCTATGTCATTTTTAAGTTTGTCGTTTTTATACCTAAATGAACTCTTCCAAATTCTGAGTTAGCAACATCCGTAGATGCTTTCTGCTGTACATCAATATAATATGACCTAGTTACATTATTAACAGTATGGTTTATACCTGTTATTGTCCCTGTTACGTCATTAGTTATAGTTATTGTGCTTCCAACCTGAACACCAGAAATAATCCCAGCACCATCTACAGACACTCTAAACAATCTTACTTGTATTTCACCATCTGCTGCTGCTGCAAATCCTTCCACTGTTACACTGTCTACAATACAACCGTCAGGAAAGTTAACTCCTATTCTTCCAACATCATAACTACCATCCGCCGCCGCCGGCCTTGACTTGGGCGACAGGGAAGCAGGTAAGTCTAGTGGATTCGTAGATGGAAGTGTTATGTCGGCAGCGCCATATGATATATATTTTGTTGTAGAAGCATGTGTAATATTGTCCGACGTAGCCGTAATATCAACTGAATGCTTGTTTGTGCCGTTAGGAATATTATCCAGATTAACAGACCCAGTACCCGTCAAGCCGTCTATCTTTTCCGCTGTGACGGCATCAGCCGCCAGACTATCTGTATCAATATTCCCATTGATATAATTAAGAATGTTATCAATTTCATTGTTAAGATCTAACGCCGTTAAAATCTCAATAACAAAAACCTTTACCCTTGATATAGCCATATTATTCAATCCTCCTGTCTTCAGGGGAAGAAATATTGTATTCAAAACCCATACCATACACACTAAGAGATTTACTACTCTCTTCACTAATACTTACCCTTATATTTCTTCCCACAATATCTCCAACAGACTTTTCTTTAAAGGCTTCAAGAATTTCCCCTAATATGTCTGTATCCAGCATAAATGAGTCCAGAATACCACCAGACACAGAAGCCAGATCATAGGTTATTACTCCCGAAGTTTCCCTTTCTCCTCTGAATACCATATTTAAAGTGCTGTTTATTTCCAGGTAACTCAGAAAACAATAAAGAACATGTTTTTGTATGGTGGAAATACCCATATCAAAATTCTTTGACGTATACAAACAACTTATATCGCTTCCGTCATCATCAACACCAGTATCACTTTCCCATGCGAAACCAGTTACAGAATCACCAGAATATAATTCTCCAAGATCCCTAAAACTTTCCCATAATGAGAAAACACGGGCATTAATTCCACTAAATACACTCCAACCGCCGTATCGCGTATCAAATACCAAAATACGTTTATTCTGCGTCTCTCCCAACTGTGTATATGACAGGTAATACCGTTCTTTATACACAACCCCAGCAGCATTACCTATATAGGCATCAGGAATCTCATAAATAGTTTTTTCAACCTTGTCACTAATCTTATGTACTTTCCCGCCGTTATATATGTATACACCCGTTCTATGAAGGAAATAATGGCTCCCTCCATAGGAAACAAGGCTTCTGTTTGCATAACATCCTATCCCGTCTATAACGGGTGTAAGAAAAAAATTAGTAGAATCAGTCCCCGCCAACATCCATATACTGTTATGCTTATAAATCATTAGCCCGCCATCTAACGGGCTAATGGCTGTAATTTCATCACCGTCATCAGAGCGAATATCTACATAGTTACTTCCAGGAGTCCAGGAAGTATAACTATCTACATCAGAAAAATATAACCTGTTTGGCGAACTGGTATTGCCAGCCACGTATATTCTGCTTTTGTGAAAAACAATATATTTACCTATGGGCGGCGTACCCGCAACATCGGCCATTGTTGTACCATTATAGGTTTTAAATACTGTGCCGTTAGCTATAAAACAAATATCCTTCCATGTAAGAAAAGTTGCATCATTAGCCGAAGTTAGTGCTCCTACAGAACTAAAAGTTCCCGCTCCATCATTTCCTTTATAGAGTGTTGAAGCCACAACAGCCAATAATTCTTTAAAATCCGTTGCGCTTTTTACATACCTATACAGGCTATGAAGGGGAGAAGCAGCTATAACGCTGGAATTATATTTAGAACTGCCCTTTCTCTTACTTAAACTTCCATCATCGTCAAAGATGAAATTGACTAATTCGGCAGCTTCATTATCACCAATTTTAATCCGACTATCTCGCTGGTTTAAGCCACCCCTGTAGTCATCTATGTTTATAATTCTTGGTTGTTGCCTTGCCATTAGTACCCCGATGGGAAACGCGGACGGTTCCTATTTGCCGTTCTTCCACGTCTTTCCACAGTATATGATCTTCCCGTTACAGGGGATAATTCCCGTTTCATCACATCCATACGCGGAATAAAGCTGTTAACTATATCGTCCGATGGGATTTTGTCTTTTTTCCCCATATAAAGTTTTATGGCGAGATCGGCTACCATCATGTGATATGCTGCCAACCTCGCATCCCCATTAAAGGGAATATCAGAGCCACTACTTAAATCAGTAGGAATAACAACATAAAAATGGGTATACGTGTGAGTTGAACTACTTGGGGTAGGGTAGAATACAATCTTCTTTGTGGCGGTATTAATTGCATACTTACACGTATACCCGCTATAAATATTTTCTTTGGAATAATACTCTTCTAAGGAAATAGACGTTAACTTCCTATAAACCCCACCACCATCACTGTACCGCACAAACCTTGTTTTAAACCAGTTACTAGAAAGAGAGTATTCCGCTACATCAGTAGTAAGTGCCTCGCCTGCATCCTCAGCGCACAACGCCAAGGTATACCTGCATATCTCCTTTTGAGCTATATTTATAATAGACTCAAGATATGGGTCTGGTAAGCCTGATGCTCCTGTAGGCTGTCCTACCTGGCTTCTTACAAATGCCTGAATAGCGTCAAAGTCCATTAACTAACCTTCTTTTTCTTCTTAGTGGAAAACACTTCTTCCGCTTTAATATCGCCCGCAACGTCTTTTATAGGGGAAGTTAAGTCTTCTATGTCCTTAGAAAATTCTTCTAATACCTTTTTATGTTCCTCAAGTGATATCTCTTTGGGTAAGTATTCATTCTCCTGATCTTTCCCAGGAATATAATCCTGTCTATTATTAACCCTCTTAATATAAGGCTTTCCCCCAGGAATATAATCTTCCATCTCTCATCCCCCTATAAATCAAGATCTACTAATGCTTTACCTGCAACAGCCACAATATGTGCGGGCCTTACTCCAGCTCCCAAACCTGCTTCAAGAGCAGTCTGGGCACCAACCGTACTGCCCATAGCCGAACCAGCAGTAGCAGAAGGAACCACCACATCTCCCAACGCTGAAGGATTTGTTGTTCCAATAAAGTTTACAATTGCTCTCCCTTTTATCTGCATCCAGAAATAATACAACACCGTTACGGCTATAGGAGCTACACCGGCAGGAAAAACAGCAACCCCGCTGGTTTTAGCTACATAGTTAGGATGATGTATGCTATATCTATGACTTGTTGCCAAATCGGCGGAAAATTCCTCAACACCGCCCGTCCTTAAAGATGAAACCGTTAGTACAGTTGCCGTATTACTGACTATTCTCCGTGTTTCTCCAACTGGGGCCGCGCCATCAGTAATGGTTACCAACATATTGGCATATGCGTTGACAGTCCATGATTTTGTCGTGTCTATAATTGTTTTGGTGGCAGCCGTTGAAGCGGCACTTGGAGCCCCATCCTCAGTGGCTGTGCGCATACACAAATCGTGAATTGCTATAGCAACAGGAGCATATGCATACTCATACTTCCCATAGATACCTGTTTCAGGGTTGTACTGCCAAATTCTCTCCCCTAACTGCGCCTTAGGAGTATCTGACTCCTGAACAACGCTTTGTCCTATCATAACTTCCCCCTATTTTGTTAATTTCCACATAAAAATCTATATACAGATTATTCTAAATCTATCTCTTTTACAATTCCCAAACGAGAACAATTAGAAACAACAAGATTGCCCATAAAAAGAATTTGGGCCGTTTTTGCATCCTGATTTTCTGGACGTATAAAAGTAGTTGTCTTGAAATCTGTTTCCTTGTCCACTGTCCAGGTAAGATACTTACTGTTCAAAAAATACATGTTCCCGTGTGCAGCATCGGCAGGAGCAGCAATGTCAAACATACACACAGCATTTTTAAACTTTAAATTCTCAAATCCGGCACTGGCTGTTTTAGCATCAGTAAACCTCTGAAGCTGGGCCAACTGCCCTTCATATCCTTCAAAACTTGATTGGTCTGAAATGATAAAATCAGGCACATCACTTCCCTTAGATGCAGTGTTATACATAGTTCTCATCTTTCCGATGAGCGTATCAAAGGCTGTTGTGTCTTTAGGGGCTGTTGTATACCTATTTCTCCACCATGTATTAGTAGCTCTGTCTATACCTCCCAAAACACCAGATGTGGGGGTATTAGCGACAATAGCCGACAGACCAAGGATATCTTTACCGCCGTTCCCTGTTCCGTCACCAAAAAGCATTTGGGACAAGGAATCTTGAAGGCTCATCTGACATTGAACCATTTTAGAATTAAGAAGGTTTACAATGCGAGACTCGCCACTATTCTTTCTCTCTTCCTCTCTGGAAATAGTAATAGAGCCTGCCACTTGCTTCCAATTAAACTCCGCTGCTGTAATACCTTCCTGAGGTGTAACATCCAAAATCTCATACCCTGAATAACTTTTCACAGTTTCATTCTTACCGTAAAGAATAGGTACAATAATTTTAGAGCCTCCGTCAAGTATGGTTTTCCTCTTCTTTTTCTTCATCCAGAAAAGCAAAGGCATAGCATTGAAAATATTATTTTCAATTGTTTTTCTGTAACTAGCAAGCGTTGTTGATAATACTGCGTCAAAATTCGGATTACCCACTATTAAATTCCTCCTTGGTTATTTTGGTGGATTGAAATAAGCATAAATATCCCAGGCCGTTTGTGCTCCCGAACTAATACCACCAATTGTATTTGCCTCTCTTTGAACTTTCACATTCTCTTTATTAGCTTCCCTTAAATATTCCAGGTCCGTAATCCTGTTAAGTTGACTCAAACCTGTACCTGGGTCAAATGGTTGACCAGTATTTGCAGTCCCCAATATATTGCCAAACTTCTGTAAATTAGAAAAATTCAAATCTGCCTGTGCAGGCTCAAGAGCCGCCAACTTATCTCTATAAACCTGACTCCTATCAAATTCACCTGTCTGATATTGTCTGTAACGTTCTCTGTCATCCGCAACGTTACCGGCTATACCCCGAAGTATATCTGACTGCCGTTGCGTGCTTAAGTTTCCTCTGTCAGTCTGACCGACGTTAAAATCTGTACTTCTACCCGCTTCTACAATCTGCCTGTCTCGCTCCGCATCGTGATACTGATTAAAAGCCCGTGTACGCTCCGCCCTTCCCTGAACAGCTATATCCTCTTCAAGGCGGCTGACCATATCATTCCTGATTCCTGAATCTACCAGCCCGCGACCTGAGAGGTGTTCGGCTATTCTTCTGTTTCTCTCTTCAGACATCCTGTCTTCTATACCCACCAAAGCATTCTCATAATTCAACAGTCTTGGCGTTATTGCTTCTATGATTTTAGGGTCATATCCCTCAACATAATCGGCCTGGTTAAATGTAGGATTTCTAAAGTTTGGGTCAACTTCCTGAAGCGTGTCAAGAAAACTATTGAACTTTGGGACATTACTTGTAGGGCGGTTTTGAAATTCTGGGATAGTTATTTGGGGAAGATTACCCAAATTACTGCCAAGATCTGCCAAACCGCCATACAAAGGTCTGTATTGAGCATCTCTATTAGCATTATAGTAATTCCCCATGTTCAGATTATCTATACCAACCTGCTTTGATAGGTCTTCTACAGTAGGAAAATTGGCGGGTTCATATGTACTGGTTACAGGGTAGTTTGGAAGGGTAGTTTTGCCCAGATCAGGGTTAATATTCCTCGTCTGCGGCCTTACAACGCTTTGAACTTGCGTCCTTTGAAATGGCGCTTTTTTATCGGTTGCCCCCATTTTACTATAATACTCGCCCGCCATAACCTTTCCCTCCCTTCGCTAATTTTTGATGCCACCTAAAAGATTTATAATCGCTCTTTCTTGCAAACAACTGCTTCCACCAAATATTAAATCCCGCATTGTTTCCAATAATGTATCTAAAACAATCTACAAAATGATCGTGTACATTGTCCTTCTTCGGCAACACATCAGAATCAGATTTATTAGGGTCTGTTTCATAATGATACCCGCCGCTCATAGCGGATATAAAAATCTCACACCCAGCATCAACTAAAATCCTCGGAAATTTATCTTCTCCGTCTTCGAGGAGAACTAATATTTTTTCTATTTCAGGTTTAATAAAGACCTTAGTACAAACAGTATTAATTTTTAAAAGCCTGAGAATCTCTATAGAAGTTTTCTCAGATTTATCACCTTTTTGATTCCCCGCTACATCTCCAAAATCTTTATATTGGGCATTTGGGTAAAATTCTTCACAGTGTTGCAAAACATCTTCAGCAAAAGATTTTATTAGCATATCTTCACCCTGCAATTCTTTTAACACGTAAATTCTATTAGCCTTTATTTGTGTTAAAAGACATGCAGGATGTCGCCTGCCAAAATCCCAACCTCTATGTATAGGCCCCAGAGCGGGATTATATTTAAACCGCCCTACATGCCGCTCTTCTGTAAAATTAGGGAAAACCGGCTCACCGTCCAGACTAACCCCAAATTCACCATCTAAATACCTTTGGGCGTAAACCTTCGGGAAATTTTTTCTAAGCCTTTCTTCATAACCTTCAGGCAAATAGTGGTTTTCAGAAGTTGGAGCGTTGAAACATACATAATTAGGGTCTTTATCCCTAACGAACCGTTTATATATCCAATGGCTTTTGTTGCATGGATTAGTCGTTAAAAATAATTTGTGCTTCCCTTTTTGAGCGGGATGTCGCAAACGACCGTCAATAGCTCTAAAAATCTCTTCCGTAAAAGCCTGGTCTGTAGCCTCGTCTATTAACGCGCTGCCAAATTGCGTTGAAAGTAGATTTTCATAATTATCAAGGCTTCTAAAACGAATAATGCTAGGTCTGTTTCCACGCCCCGTATAAATAATAAGATCGTTGTCTGTTTTGGAAAAATCCAGAACCAGAGGACACGTTTTAGGTTCTAAAACATCTCCTGCTCTCCCTGTTATTAAGAAAGTGATAGCAGCTAGCATTTCAAAAAATGCGTGTCTCGTACTATCCTTTAATTTTCTATACGTTGACCTACATACCAAAAGCTCATTACCAGGGAACTCCAAGCCCAACAGATTAATGGCCCAACATCCAACAGATGTTTTGCCACTCCCTACGCCGCCTATATAGGCAATATACTGCTGCCAGGCCGAAAGAAAAAGTTTTTGCTTGGGAAGCAGCTCACACCCCAAAAAAGGGTGTATATCAATTCCATTACTCCCCTTGGGCTGCATTGATACAACCCGTTTTTTAGCCCATAGATTCTCTTTCTTTTCTGCCCTAAACTCTGTCCATGTTTTCATTTACGCCGTTTGTAAAACCTATTCGTGGCTTTAAGCCACGATTCAATATCCTTGGGCTTCACCATCCAAAAATTAAACTCATTCTTTTCAGCAGTAAGACGTCCGCTCTGTGCAGCACTTTTTATCGTGCCTGAGGGAACATCTATATCCCATCTTTGCTTCACATAACCAACAATTTTGGTTATAGGCATCTCCCTAATAACTACTCTCTTCTTCGTCTCCATAACAAACCCTGGCTATCCCGCCTCTTCCAAACCATGTCTTTTTAAAAAGGCTTTCTTGGCGGCCCTACTCCCAACTTCTATTGGAGACCCTGTTATATGTTCCGTTACAAAAGGCTTAATATCTGTAATTATTGTAGGAACGTCAAAAACCTGAAATGCTTCATGTCCACATTCACACTTTATTTTAGATGTATGCTTTATAATCCTATTATTTTTATATGTGTCTCTATTACAAAAATCACAATGGTATTTATACTGCGGCATCATCCCCACCTTTCAAAGCTGCTAACAGCTCTTCTTTTTCTTCTTTACCCATATTGGACAAGAAATCTAATACATTATCTTTTGTAGGCTTAACATCTACAGGGATTGTATGAATAGTTAGTTCTCGGCCATCATTCTCCCTTTCTTCTTTAGGGCGAAACGAATTAAAATAGTTGTCATGCAAGAATTTCCCCGCAGAAACCGAGTCCGCCCCAAGTGTCGTCGCTGTTTGGAGCATTGTATCTATAATCATTTTGTAATTCTCAGGAGACACAAAACCTCCACCCTGAACATCAGCCTCTAGCGCTAACCTTTGTGCTACTACTACTTCTACTTCTCCCTCTTCTTTTCCTTCTATTTCAACAGTGACATCGCTTTTAAAGGCTTTAAAAAAATTCTTTACAGTTGTCAGACCAACCTTGATGCCATAGTTGTTTTGAATATAGCCTTCATATTCACACTGTCTCATATAGGGATTTCCGAAATATGCAGCATAAACCAACTTCTGCCTGCTAGGCAAAGCTCTAAAAAAAGGAGTCTCCTTTATATATGACTTTTTTTTTCGGTCTTTTTTTATGTCCATAACTTTTTAAATATATATTTGTAATCAAAAACAACGCCAACAACCTACATATTGACGTACAATAAAATAAACCCATAAATATATACCAAAAAACAAGGTTAAGTTTACATAACCTTAAATAAGTATAAGAATATATATTATATATAACTACATATAGAATATAGGTTTATATATATAGTATATATAGTTTTATTTCTCTTCTTTTTCTTTCCATTCCCTCTCTCTCCCTTTTCCCTCTTTCCAAAAAACCAAAAAAAGGAAAATTCTGAAAATTTGAGATTCTGAAAAAATCCAACTTTTTACATAAGTAACCCTATATGGTATTGGGGGTCGCCCTATGGAAACTTGGGGGGAAGCTTTCTAGTCCTTCCCTTGGAAAATACTTCATGAAATCCATGAAAAACCTTCCACTTTTCTACTACTTCACTACTAGAACTTTATTATACACCCAAAGCCCCAATCAAACAAGGCTTTTGCAAAGATATGTCAAATAATCAGCACTTATTTTTCTGTGTTTTTTCCCCGTGTTTTTTTCCTCTCCACCGACTACAAAACCGCTATTCAATTACGTTTGACCCCTTTTCACCTAAATTCTGCCGTCCATATCCTCTCTCCACCCCTAGAAATGGACGGAAACAGACAAACCAACCTTTCCTCTTAGATATGAGAAATACAACCAAAACAGCACTCGAAGTGCTTAAACTTTTTTATTTTTAAATGGATATTTTGACAAGAAAGGAAAGGAAGGAAAGGAAGCCGTGTTTTTTTTGGCTTTCAAACGAGGTATAGCAAAATAACAATACAATAAATAGCTGAGGTATACCTCTACCCACTTCTCGCTGCATAGGGGGGGGGTACGTAAAAGTGGTACGCACTTTTTGCGTACCACTTTTACAAGGGGGGGGCCTATCCCTGGCTATCTCGGTATACCTCGGCGCAAGAATTCACCTTAACCCCTGTATTTACTGATTTTCAAGGTATACCCTGTTTTTTCCCCTTTTGTTATGATTATGTTAATGTTATTAACTATTTTAATCTCTTAAATATCAACAAGTTAACCAATAAAATGAATATTAATATATTTCCCTACTTGACTTTATGGCTTATACACCATAGAATATAAGCAGGATAAGGAAATATCAATAATCAACAACAGGGAGGAAAACAACATGCTTTTTGAATGGCCGGCGGCAAAACTCAGGGAGTTACGAAAACCGACAACGAATATAACGGAACCACGATGTTTCTGCCCGGAAGAAAAGGAATGTACCGAAATATGGGGCGCAACATGTTTCAGACCGGCGACAGAAGCCAAAGTAGCAGCGAGACGGAAACAAGTGAGAAGAATTATAAAAGAGTGGGAAAACTAAAAATCTAAAGCCTTCCTGACGAGCTGTAAACAGCGAAACGCCCCTTCTCTAGGGGCGTAGGAGGATATATAAAGATGGATAAACTAACAATAGCCCAGGCCGCCAAACTAATCGGCATAAAAACCAAAACACTACGAGAAGCCTGCCGATTAGGCAGGTTAAATCACGAAAAATCAGGCATAAAAACCGGAAGAGGGGAAATCTACTTCGTCACGATGCGAGACATAGACGCATGGACGGAGAAGAGCAAAAAACTCAAAAACCTATTAAAAAGGGAGATTAAAACAATGTCAACCACAATAGATTTCGGATGTCCATTTTTGGGCAATTCAGATGAAATCTTGTCTAATCTAAACAAATTAGACAAATGGGTTCAAAGAATAGGGAAAAAAATAGGTCAAAATTATCCAACTAGAGGCTATGGTCTAGGACTAAACTATACAAATGACGGAGATTGTAGTCATCTCAACACAGTAGTACAGGCGATATTATCTGCATGGGACGACGACAAACCATTCCATACAGCATTAACCCATGTGTTAGAGGAATTGGATAGTTAAAAGGAAAGCCCTCCGGCCAAAACCGGAGGGCTTTCCTTAACCCGCATCACGCCAATTCCCATATTCATTGAATTCTAAGGTATACCCTGTTTATTTAACGTCCTGGTGTGATTATGTCAATAGCTTCCCCCTTGCGAATCACGGGCTTTGGAAGTATCAAGTCATCAACTAATTTTTCAACAAACTCAATCTCCCCATAAACAATATCATCGATGGTAACCCCATAATACTGCGCCAAAAGTGATATATTTTCCAACGACGGCACTACCTGCCCTTTTTCCCACCTAGTAGGATTACTCCTAGGCATACCCAAGTCTTTACAAACCTGGGATTTATTCACACCTATGTTTTTTCTTGCATTAATCAAATTCTTTGAAATATTTAAAGCCACACTACACCCTCACATATTTAATATTTACCTATCACTTCTTTCAAACATATCTGTGACCACATGTTTATTTTCATCATTTTCTAACAATTCTACAAAGTTCACAGCCACCGATATAATCTTTACCAACTTTTGCTTTGCGCCCGCTATGCTTTTTCCACTATTAAGCATTTTTGCCAGATCTCCAATTTGCTTTGAAAGAACTATAAAGCAAAGGGCATGGTCGCCCGGCATATCTCCATGTTCTTCATATCCTTTCTCTCTCTCTATTGCCACATCCTCTTGTATCCCTATCGGTATTTCCACAAACTCTCACCTCCCCATATTCCTAAAATAATTCATCCCACAATTAGTAAACTCTTTCTTTCCGTCCTTACCCAACAGGACGGCCCCTATCTTTTCTGTAAAATCCTTACCGTTTCGGCTGTAAACGTAATAGGTTTCATCTTCCAGAAATTCCTGGAAAAAATCCACAAGCTTGGCCTTCATCTCGTATTTGCCCTTACCAACAAATATAAGCCTTTTCCCATTCAACCAACTTATAATGTCCTCTAGGCTGTCCTTACCACAGCCCGTCAAATCCAACAAATCACCCTTCGTAAGAGAATTTCTCTCGTAAAAACAATGTAAAACCCTGACAAAACTGGGCTCCCCCCCATTAAACTGCCGTCTACCGTCTATTTGCTTCTTAAGGAATCTCTCCCTGATTTCTCCATAATCCGCCAACGTAGCATCACGCATAGCGAAATTAGAAACCTTGTCTAAACGACAATTCTTGGCGCTGTAAACATTGAACAAATACTCCGAAACCGCAGCAACATGCTCCGGCCTAACCAACAATTTCTTAAAACCTGGACTGCCCGACCCGCTAAAAACGGCCCAGGCAACGGACAATCTCGCCAGTGTATGTCGAAAATCATCAGGAAAAACTAGTGGAACATTTAAGGCGAACCCAAATTCCCTTGAAAGCGTCCCCTTATAGTACATTACCGCCTGAATCGCCTTTTTTGAGAACTCTACATCCTTGGGTTTTAGGTTCCAAGCCCAATATATAACTGATTTCATCATTTCAGCGCTTACTTTTTGCGGCGGCAAATTCTCGACAATAGCATCAATGCGACTTTTATCTTTTATGTCGTTTCGGTTCGCGAAACAACATAAATCCATCCTCCTAATCATTGGACCTGACATAACCTCAGATAAGGACTGACACCCAAAAAGAAACCTCGACATCCCCTTATCTTTAGCGGGATTAAAAATAAACATTAGTCTGGTTTCTGTCTGGAGTGTTCTGGTAACAGCTCTAGTAATCTCCACCTTGCCCTGGGAAATTCCCGAAGTAAAGGCTCTTAATCCTTCTTCGTCTTGGGGTAATAAATGCGCTTCGTCTACCACTAGAAATTTTCCATGGTTCAATGGGTATTTCCCCATCCTGAGAACCCATGTACCAGTGTTCTTTACTTGGCTTAAAAAATATATTATGCCCGTCCTGCTGGATGTTTGCGACTGAATACAAGCGCCTAGATCTAGCCACGGAAAAACAGTTTCATAAAGCTGACTTTTTGCCGAGCCAGAGTCGCCCATAATCCCGGTAAACAGCCAACCCCTTATTAGCTGTCCATTAAAATTAAACCACCTAACGCTGCAATACGTCAGCATGAGCAGCTTCAAAAGATCATCCCGAGCGTAAATATTAGTCACATGGGTACTAATATCGCTCACAACCTCATTTATACTTAATTTTCTATATTCTTCAAGAATATTAACCTTATCCTTCAAGATAAAACTTTTATAATCATCCTCAACTTTCACCATCGAGGTTATAAGCATTGTTATGCTGCTGTCAGTGGGACTTGTCCTCACATATCCAATAGCCTCATATGTGCCAGGTTCAGGAGCGACCTCCGACAGTAGAAAAACTTCCCGCTCTTCAAAATTATTACTTCCCTCTTTCATCTCACCCAGCTCGTCAATCACTTCCATAACTTGATGAACAATTATAGTCTTAACAGTTATTTTATCTTTTAATTCAATAGTTTGCCGCCTAACTCCGCGGTCGCAGCAAACCAGTTTCATTATGGATATTACATTCAGTTCGTCCTTCTTGCAGCACGCAATCATGGACTTATGACCGTCTGGCACTACTATTGTGTCCGTACATTTATTACAGTTGTCCTTTTTCATCTCAGGACAGGCATGAACATTAAATGTTTTTATAGCGCCATAAGTGCCGTAAACATCACCCATTGCAACAATACGAACCTTTACCAGCTTATCCATATACTTATTCTTGTCAATATCCCGAAAGGAATCGAGTATATGAATCTCCTCATCACTCTCATCAATATACTGATAATATGGCGTAGTAGTAATAAGCTGCCGTAAATCAGCAGGATTATTTTCATGCTTAAGAAAATAATCCCCAACGTCGTTATCCTCTTTTGTCCCCTTCAATGGCAGCCAAACCACTTTCAGAGAATTTATCTCGCCATTTAGAAGAGGTCTTCTTAACAAAGGAAGAACACTACCGCTCACGGCCTGCCGACCTGCTTCATCATAGTCATATATAAGTACAACGTCTTTACCAATGAGCCACTTTACCCACCATTCATAAAATGTCCTACAACCCGCCGTCCCAGTCACGGCATTAAAGCCGTACTGCCGAAGCAAAATACAGTCCCACTCACCCTCGCAAAAAATAACCTCGTCTGATTCGGTTTTTAGCATCTTATCCAGCGGCCACAACCTGGCGGGGGAGCCGTACCCCCAATAATCCTTTTTCTTCTTCCCCTCTTGGCCTGGCTTTACCTTGGTATAATTTATCATTTTCCTACCGTCTTTTTCGCTCTCCCTGTAACGCCTAATATTAACCAACTCGGCGTTATCATCATAAACAGGAATAGAAATCCGCGGAGCTTTGCCACCCACAAAACCAATCTTATATTCCTGAATAGTCTCAGAAACCAAACCTCGCTTATCGCCTAGATATTGACGGTCTTCCGGGCGCAGCGCATCAACATATTGTTGAATCATCTCTTCCTTAAGGGGCGGTTTAGGAACGCCTTCAATCTCTTCTCTTGAAATATGATTCAAATCGCCGAGCCATTGAAGAGCCTCTGTAAAGTCTACTTCCCGCATCTTTTTAACAAAGTCGACAACATCACCATTACCGCACTTAGCAAAACAGGTCCAACCCAAACTCACTTTGTTAAATGAGAAAGACCTGGTTTTGTGGTCTGAATGAAAAGGACAGAAGCAGCTCACCCAGTTATTTGTAGGGTCCTTTTGCCCTTTTAATTCCCCGTATACTTGCTCCCAAGACACCCTTAAAAGCACATCTTTTCTGTATTGACTAAAATTACCCATAATAGTTATTCTTGCGCACCACTTTTAAAATTAACGTAACGCATATACAAACAATAAGATAACAACCGTTGCGCACTTTTTATATTTTTCCTCTAGTAGTGGGAATTAACTTTGCGCACTTTTTTTTAAAATTTAGTAACTTAAATAATTACAATAACTTAAATACCGTTGCGCACTTTTCACCCTACTTGCGCACTTTTTTTGTAAAATAGTCTACATAAGTCAAGACACATCAAAGTACCCACCTAAATAAAGTTGTTATGGAGTTTTTTTCTTTGATGATATTTAAAGGAATACGGATTATTCTAAAACTTACTTTAGTTTACATAAACATGTTGTTAACATAACCATAAAACTAACTTCAAAAAAGTGCGCAAGCGGGAAGGAAAGTACGCAAAAATAATTACAAATAAAACTTCTTATTTTATAACCTGTTGTTTAATAAAAGGTTATAAGGGAAAACTATAAATATTTCTAAAATCGTAACAAAAACAATCATTTACAAAACTGCGCACTTTTACTTTTTCAGTTTTCCAAAAAAGGTATACCCTCATAGCCTTTTTACCCCTTTTTCCAAAAGATCGGGGTATACCTTAACCCATTGTTTTTTATAGCACATTAAAATTTTCTAATCTTAAAAACAGTAATATTTTTTCTTAAAACCATAACACACTGTTTCTATTGTCTTAAACTCACGGTGGCCAGGTTGGCATAATACTTGCTTTAAAAGGCTTTACACTTGACATTACAGTGTTTACAAATGTCAAGCCTTTTTTGTTACACGCCTTTTACCCTGTTTTTAGGCATAACAGGCAAACTCTTGTTTTTATTAAAACGGCCTTTCAAACCTCGCTTTCGTTTCTTCACTTGCAACCCACCTGTCAAAATTTTCCACATTATGATACTTACCGTTGTCACGTACCCACCTTCTTAGAGGTCCTGTGTCTAAATGGACACCATTATCAATCCAATCAAAATAAACTCCCACTCCACCAGGCCACCAGGCACTAACAATTTTTAACATACATTGAAGACCCATTTTCGGATGCAGGTCAACAGCTTTTCCGTAATAATGAAAGCTACTCTTGGCATGCCCTTCTTCCTTATATCCACAATGTATAATAAATGGTGAACCAACCATATTACGTAATTGCTGTAACAGTATCATTAACCCTAAATCCATATATTCATGAATCCCAAATTTTTCTTTCACCAAATTAAAATCAGGAAACCTAAACCTCTGGGACAATGCCAAACTATTACAATTTCCGCACAACCAAAAATTGTTCTCCATACAGATTAACGTCAAAAACCGACCGCTCTTCTTTTCCTTCCTCCCGCAATGAGCACACCTTTTAACCATCACTTACCCCTTAGTTTGTATACCTTCTGTTTTTTTGGAATAGATAACGCCTCTTGAGCAAGCAGCCAATTTTCTACAGTTACCTTATTATATAAGACCTTCTTCCCCGGCTTAATCCACGCCGGCCCTTCTTTTTTCGCCGCCCGCCTATTCCTCAAAGTTCCCGGAGAAATACCAAGCAGCTCCGCAACTTCATTATCCGTCATAAGCTCCACCTTACTTCCCTCCCAGAATAGCATTTATCTCCTTATATACTTCCCTATACGCAGCACTAACAGTAGAAAGAAAACCAACAGACTCACCCACGAAACCAGCCTTTATTAGGGCTTCAATAATCCTTAACGCAATCTCTTCCGGTGACATCAAACATACTCCTTCTTGAATAACACCACCCCTGATAATTCCTTTTTCAGAACCCCTTCAACAACATCAAAATCTCTGTTAAAATCCTCTTGACTACTGCCTTCATAGACCCCACTTTTAATCAAAGAAACAAAAATCGCGTCTCTAATTCCCTCCGCCGTTAACACACCATTCCCGCACTTCTCACCACTATCCAACCAGCCGGTTAAAGCCTTCAAAAGCTTTTCTCTGTCTGGATAAACAAACGTCGCCTCAATATTATCCCTACCAGCTTCACAATCGTCCCCAGTAATGGAGACAATAAACCCATTAGAAGCCCTCGTTATCAATAAAGAAGTAACACTAAGATTTTTATTGGTATACTCTCCCTGCTTTTCTTTACTATCTGCTTTTGCCTTGGCAAAGCTTTCCCGCTCTTTACTATCTACTTTTGCCTCGGCAAAGGAACCCCACTCTTTACTTTCGACATCAACAGCCTCTAAACCCTCATTTTTACTACATAGATCCTCAACTATTCCTCTCAATTTTTTATCTTCCATAACCTTTACTCCTCAAAAACCGTAAAAACCAGCCCATTCATGTACCGAACAGTAGAACTAAAAACTACCCTTTTCTCCAACTCCAAAAGAGGAAACACAAGCTTCTTCCCTTTAAGAACGCCACACCCATAAACAGGAAGTTCATTCTCTAATAAAAACAAGTTCCCCATGTCCTTCTGCATCCCGTAAAGGGAAGAAGCATTAAGAGCAAACTCTGCATACTTTCCACAAATGTCGTCCGGCGTCATATTCCGCCCAATCAGACTCTTCATATCCTTACCCCTACATAAAAGATAAGCAAATTACACCACCCCAGGAAACCATTATTACTAACATCAACAACAGGCCCATACCAAGAAACCTGAGATTCTCCTTTACCTTCCCCATAACACCTACACCGCCCTTTTTGCAACCTTCCATCCTTTCTTCTTCCACAAAACACCTCCCTTTTCCATAAAAATTACATCTTTGCAATACACAATTACAACCCTAGAACACAAATATTACAATCTCGTAATATCACCCCCTTTAACGCTTGAAAACGCCTCCAAAAGCTATATAATATGTTAGCTAATCATTAGAAACAGGGAACAATTCATCCCTCCTTTTGAAAAGCAATCTGGCAATCTCATCCTCAACATGTTTGGAACGGTCTCTCCCCGATAAAACATGAGAAATCGAGGATTTCTTCAGTCCAAGGTTTTTTGCAATATTAGTTAACTTAATTCCATTATTTTTAAGGAGAAGCTTCAAACAACATTTTTTCATTTTTTATCTCTTTTTTTTATCAACAAACCCCAATTGTTGGGGTAATGAATATATAATATCCGTGTAAAAGATAAATGTCAATACTAAATATCCACAATATAGATACTATTGGAGTTAGAATAAAACAAATACGTCTCCATTTAAAGCTAAACCAAACGGCCTTTGCCAATAAAGTAAAGCTATCACAAAACTTTCTGTCTAGCATTGAAAATGGACGCTCTCAAATAACTATAAACAATTTAATCTCTATTACAGATATTTTCAATATAAACCCAACTTGGCTGCTAACCGGCCAAGAAGATATGTTCAGTACAACGAATATAATATTGGGTGATGATAGGAAGGAAATATTGAAGAACCCTGAATTCCAAAATCTCTGTACCTTACTAACAGAAATGGGCACAGAAATTAGTAACCAAGCAATAAAGAAATTAACAAATGATATACAACTAATGAAAATGATTACAGAAAGGGCACAGAAATGAAGAAAACACTATTTATTGCTTTTATTTTTCTCGTATCAATAAATACATGCTGCTTTGCGGAAATAGTAATAAATAGCGAAGATATACCGCTGGAAGAAGGCTCTATCTTTTTATTTGAAAGAAGCGAAAGCTTAATAAGCCCAAATGGAGAATTATTCCCGACTGAAAAACCTATAGATAGTCATATTGAAACAATAAAGAAACCGGAGAAGATAGACGGTGAAACTTACATCCCTATTGGAATAAGCATGGGATTACTTAACAAAACACCTTACTTCATTAAGAAAACCCCTACAGAGATGATTGTTAGAAAAACAGATTCAACACTCTATGGAGGTTTTATTCTTTCTTCTCAAATTTATACAGACATGAAGTTATTTGAATTTCCCCTCAAAATAGGTAAGAAATGGGAAGTTGCAGAGTTCCAAATAGAATTTAGGTACGAATTATCTTGGATGAAAATAATAGCTACCGTTGAAGCGGAAAGTACTGTTTATATGCCATCTCTTAATGAGTTAAGAAATGTTTTAATCATAAACTACCAACACTATTACTTTAACTCTTATACACAGACTTATCAAAAAAACGACAATTTTTCCGAAATTATTATAGTGGCAAAGGGCATCGGCTCTTTGGGAGGTTTAATTAGTTTTTATAACACTCCAGAAAAAGGATGGGCAAACACATACTTCTTAAATCTTAAAGACGTATACATCCCTTCCAAATTTGACACAGACGAAGACGGCATCATGGACAACATAGACGAATGCCCCAACACACCACCCAACACAAACATAGATGAAAAAGGATGTGAAATACTTGTAATAACAGAAAAGAAAGTTCCCACACTAAACGAGTGGGGAATAATAATACTAACCTTCCTGATGATTTGCTCTAAGCTGCACAACTTTACCAGGAGTCCTGGCGGCAGCACCAGCCTTTAGCAATATATAATCCGTAATCTTCTGCATAGGCTTGCGCAGCCTATCAACATTGGGAATTATATACCCCGCCGTAACATCTCCGCCCATTTTATGGTTAACCATACGCTTTACAGCATAAGCAGAAATATCGAGGCTCTCAGCTATCGTTATAAACGTTCTTCGCAAATCGTGAGGGGTAAAGGCCACACCGAACCTTTCGTTAATTTCCTTTATCCTGTAGTTCACCATACCATCCTTCACGTTAAACACTTTCAAACCACCCTCTTTATGACGGCGTTCTAACATTTCCAGTAAAAAATCACTTAGAGGAAGCTCCAGGTCCTCATGGTTCTTCGTTTTGTCGCCCCTTACAAAAAATGACCTGTCCTTAAAACTAACTTCCTCCCATTCAAGCGAGGAAGCCTCACTTCTGCGCAAACCCGTCATCAGTAAAAACGTAATATAATCTGCACAGCCAACACTTTGGTTGTTAATATACCCAATTCCCTTCCAGAAAGCAGGCAGATCACACTCCTTAATAATATTTTGCCGCCGCTTTTCACGGTACCACCCCCGAATCTTTGACAATATCTCAACAGGATTCTCATTAATGTGGTCATACATGTTTATCGCAAAATTAAAAAAACTCCGAAGAGCCCTCATAGTATAATTTGCCGCATACTCTCCATTCTCTTTTCCTATTTTACTATGCCTCTTTAAAACCATATCCGTTGATATGGTTTTAATTGGCTTATCCATCCAGTCACTTATATACCGATTACACTTATTCTTGTAACTGATAATAGTATTCTCGGATAAATCCTTCTTTACCTCAAAAAACCGCTCCACAACCTCTCTTAATGTTACAGCGCAAGCCAACTCTTTACGCTCCGCCTCAAAAGGGTCGATACCCATAACCATATTAGTTAATAAGATCTGGGCTTGCTTCTTGGCAAACTCCGTTGTAATTTGACCATGGATGCCAATAGTCTTCCTTACAACACGCCCCTTAACCATCTTCTCCGCATAATAAGCCTTAACCGTCAGACCTACCCTAACACCAAAACCCTTAATTAAAGGGTCCCTGTAGAACTTCTGCCCTGACACCGTAAAAGGCAATCCATCAACAAACTTCTTCGTTATTTTAATCATCATAATAATCACCTTTAATCACCTTAGTAGTTTTATAGTCGTATTAAAATCGTGAGTAGTCGTGAGTAGTCGTGAGTAGTCGTGTATCCATGTGATACTATCATAACTAAAAAGGTGAGTAAAATCAAGTTATTGTGAGCAGTCGTGAGTTATTGTGAGCAGTCGTGAGCAGTCTATTAAATAATCTGTCAGTATTCGCAAATTGATTATTCCTCTTTAAAATCAACTAGTTATATGAGGTATTATTTCTAGTAGTGCAGTAGTAGAGGCCAATTATACCAAAATAAAAACATTATCCCTCAAAATATAAACTATCCCATTAACATCAATAAGGTTATTGTGCTTCCACCACAAATCAACCCCACCAACAAGAAATTTGTTATCCGCCACATGATATTCCTTAAACAATCCATTAAAAGGTATCTTATCAGGAAGAAGAATATCTCCGAACCTATATAGTCCTAATAATTGCCTTCTGTCTGGAGCTGTTATAGCTCCGTCAGATATCGGGAAAAAAACATTAAATGGAGAACAACTTAAGACCGACCTTCTTTTGTTTGCAGTGTCTATAGCCATTATACCCCCGACACCATCTTTTCCTTTGTGGTTGTTCCCCCCACTTCACTTACGGTTGATTTGGCAACCTTTGTACCTGCTGCATTATGAATGGATGTTTCTATGGCTGTTTGGACTTGTAGGTTCACTAATGCTTGATATAAATACATAATTGCCTGCACCAACGTTGGTGTAGTGGGAGGAACTCCCTGTATTACCTCTAGCATAGTGTCAACCTTAATAACATCTGCAACCTCAGTATTTACCTGGGCAGCATTAAGGTCATTTAGGTTTCCGATAGCCGCAGCAATTGTCGACAGGTCTAAGGGAATGTTTGCAACATCAAGCTCTGCTAATCTAGTTTCTGTTACTACACTGTCTTTTGCCCACTGTTCGTTGTTAAAAATCCCCGAAGAGGCAAGATCGTTTATATTTCCAGATGCGTTGCCATGCAATTCATTGTTCATCACAGTGGTATTCACAGCGTTAGCAAGAATCTGTATTCCCCAGCCCGTACTACCAATAATAACGTTCTTATCTATAATATTATCAATAGAATTAGCCCCTCCCTGAAGGTAAATACCATCTCCGGTAGTATTTCTAATAATATTTTCTTCGATTATATTTAATTTTGCTTGCCCACTTGTGCCTTTCAACCTAATTGCTTTACTGGCTCCTCCCGAACCTACATTATCAAATCTATTATGTTTAATAATACAATGCTCTGAATTATCTATATTTATTCCATCACCCCTACTTCTCGCAAACCAACAATTTGAAACCTTAGCAAAACTTTTCCCTGCATTTATTGTAATACAATTCCCATTACCAGTGGTATGTGTTTGCAATTTAAATCCATCAATCTCAACTCCGTTCGCATCAATAGTGATAAGGTCTCCTGCGCTTGATGTCTCAAGCAACGCATCTCTTCCCGGTGCCCGCAAAAGAACAAAATCTTTTGATATTGTAATTTGTTCGTCTAAAGCAACCGGAGACCCCGCTCCATTTCTACCGTCAAATACTATAGAATCGTGCCTTCCGCTAACCGCTTCTGTGAGGCATTTTGTAATGGTCTTATAAGGTCTCGCCCAAGAACCATCGCCAGTAGTATCATTCCCGTTAACAGGCTCAAAAACGAAATGACTTCCTTGCATCCCGTGCGAAGCTCTTTGGCTTTCTATATGGTTAATAATTCTTCTAGACCACTCTTCATCCGTAGTTATGTTTATCTGGTCTGACACAATACCCGAACCAGATATTTTTATTGTTACCAAGCCATGATTTAATTGTGCTTGTGTCATATTAAGTGTCCACATGCCCGTGGTTATTATTTGCGTGGGAGCGTTTAAGGATAAAGTTGTGTCTCCTGAACCATCATCATAAAACCCTGTTAATGTAGGGGTTGTTACTGTTTGATATATTGTGGGGTCGGCAGCGGACACAGTCGGGAATTTCACAGTTGCCGCCAAGTTTTTTGTTAAAATTAAATTCATAACCCTCTTCCCCCTACAACGTCATTAAATAACTCTTTTAATTTCAAAGATATAGCGTTTTACAACCAAATATTTATTGGACAAACTGCTCAGCAAAAGAACCGAACAATATTATGTGTGGAAAATTATGGGAAATAGCCCAAAAAGGATTCCGCTATAATCTTATCTGTCGTTTGCGGAGCTAATTTGGAGAATATTAAAATGAATTAAAATGGCAAATAACAGGTGTATCGTGTTGATATTTAATGCGTTACAGCTAAGTATCGTTGTAGGGTTCCTTGTAATTACACTAAAACCATAACGTTGTTGCGCAAAATATATATTATTCCCGAAAAATCAACAAGGTTATTATTATCCCACCATAAATCAACGGAATTAACAGTAAATTTGTTATCGGCTATATGATACGACCCCCACAAATCATTCAAATGAATTCTTACAGGTAAGGGACTTGATGATGAACTTGAACTGCTTAACGACGTAGAACTTGACGTAGAACTTGAACTGCTTGACGACGTAGAACTTGACGTAGAACTTGAACTGCTTGACGACGTAGAAGCAAACCCCCTCGGATACATCCATATATCCTCATCAAGGGGCCTCAAAATATCACTCCCCTCAACAATTCCAGCCGCCAACATAACATCAAATATGGTTTTTGCCCAAACTTGGGATCCAGGCTTGCTCAGATGAACACCGTCACCTTGATCATATTCGGCTTTCAAGGCGTTTGGGTCAGCGTCTTTCTGCATAACGCTATCCATATCAACGTAAGCCGCCCCAACCTCAGCCGCCCTGGTTTCCAGCCATGTATTCCAATCAGTCTTTAAAGTTCTTTCAGTAGTAGTGTCTATGTCAGAACCAGGAAAAACATTTACAAAGACAGAACTGGTAATTAGACTGGCATTTTGCAGTTTTGCAATTATGCTGTTAATTGCTGCCTGCATTTGTTCAAGGGTGTAGGCGTTAATAATATCATTGTGTCCAGCAGCCACAACAACCATCTTAGGGTATTCATTAATTATATTCCTCGGGAAGTGGCTGTTTGCAGCACTTAATAACCACCCGCCACCCGCTCTATCTGCAACCCATTCCGTCAACCCTCCAAGCATTAAACCTAATCTATAATGAGGGGCGGAGGTTTCGTCCTCATTAGAGTCTAATCTACCTGAATAATTCGGGTGGTAAGACCAAAAGATCTTTCCATCTGTAATACTATCTCCAATAATAAATAAGTTTGGAGTATAGATTTTCACTTCATCAACATAACAAATACCCGCTGACTGTGTTTTGAATCTTATCTTAGAAATTCCATCCCCTGAGTATCCTTTCACTCCAATAGATTTTAAACCACCGTGTGTGGGCCCCACACCTGAGTTATCCGTATCCTCCGACACTAATAACTCTATTCTATTGGAAAGATTATTAACTACAAAAACAATTTCCTTGTAATTAGTAGCATCGTAATCGTCTGTTATGTCGCCGACTATTACATTAGGACGAAGTCTATCGGCTATAGAAGGCGGGTATAAAACATTATCCCTTAAAGTCGCAGGGGAGTCTGTATTAAATGTGACTATATTAGACGTTAAATCAGCATAAGCAATAATATTATCTAGCGAATCCAACAGTTCAACAACGATAGAACTGCCGGACTCATACATGCAGTCACATTCAAAAACCCACGGTTCGCCTGGCTCTGCAAAGGAATGTACAGCAGTTAGGCTGTTACCATTCAGCCTCATCTTAGGACTAAAATCTTTTGTAACTATAGTGACAAGCGAAGGATTACTAACCACCCAGTGAGAAAGGCCGCCGTTAAACCTGTCTAAAAAAACTATATTACCCATAATCACACCGCCGTTATTAAGGCTGCCCCCGCAATATCTGTATCATTAAGAACACCATAAAGACCCTCAAACTCATGAGTAACTAAGTATTTAGTTCCAATTGCAAGACTGCCTTGGCTCCAAGTACCATCAGAGGCAGTGATAAGTTGACTAGCCAGCGGCGTGGAAGAAATATTGTCTTTAGGGTAAACATTTAATCGAACATTATAGGTCGAACAATTAATAACAGACCCCTGCCTGTCTCTTACTGTACCGCTTACAGTTCCTGCTGCTCCTGTGCTGCTTGAAGAAGAAGACGTAGAAGAACTGGAACTTGATGAATTTGAGGATGAGCTTGAACTGCTTGACTGAGACGTACTTGAACTTGAACTGCTTGACTGTGATACAGAACTGGAAGACGTAGAAGACAGTGAACTTGAGGAAGACGTAGAGCTGCTTAATGAGCTGCTCTGAGACGAGGAGCTTGACGAGCTTAAAGATAAAGAACTGGATGAAGAGGATGAAAGACTGGAAGAAGATGACGAAGAAAAATCTGCACCTAAATTATGGTAGTCTGTCACCCAGGCATCAGACTGAGAGGCGTTAGTAATAATAACGTCATCAACTCTGCCATCAAGATACCAGCCCCCAGCAGAGATATTTTTACCAATATAAAAATCCCTGGCGACTGTATTAATTGTACCAACAGCGGCAAGCTTATTCCCTGTGTTTCCATCTATATCCCACCACATGTCAGAACCATCAAACCTGCACACACAGGAATGCCATTGTCCCACGGATAACACGACAGGACCACCTCTATCCTTAGAACTTCCGTCTATAAACGCCTTGAATCTTACACTACCTGAATCTATCACATGCACTTGATAACCGTCAGTGCTTACATTGCCATCATTGGCACGACTTACAATAGTATATTTTAAACCCGAAGAGGGTAAAGCTGTAGGAATGTAGATCTTAAATGCTATAGTCATAGCCGCAGAAATATTAAGCCCTGTTTGAGAACCAGAAAGAATTCGCAAGCCTTGTGAATTCGACTCAGTAAAACGGAGCGCCCCGTTTGCATCCCCTTGGTGTCCATTAACCTGAGTAGGCGCACCGGTACCGGAATTATTACTTAAATCGTTATTATTCGCTGTTTCGTCAAGATAACTCCCTCCTGACAGAGCCCATTTACCCTGCATTGCCATTATATTATCTCCTCCAACCATCTTTCAGGCTGCATATTCCTTGCAGCCCTTAAAGCGTTTAGTCCCATTTCATGCCTTAGTTCTTCATACTCTATAAGCATAGACGTATAATGTATAATCTCATCCTTGCCGTTACACAAAAACCCTGTAACACCATGCTCTATGCGGTCTTTCATACCGCAATCCAAACAAGCATCAGTAACAACAGGAAGCCCCATGGCCATTGCTTCCATAACTGTGCGAGGTCCTTGAGTATGGGACTTGGGGTTTAGGTGGTACACATAAATATCCAATCCAGACAGAAAAGCTATAATATCGCCTACATTTGAAGTTTTAGGATGAAACCACATGTTAAGAACACCTTCATATTCTTTCCTCAACTCGCTTGTTCCAGGAAGAAATTCAAACCTCAAATTATGTTTTTCTATCAAGCTTTCACAGATATCAATAGAATCAGAAGCGTCTTTACCACCATGAGAGCCTATAGTTATTACAGAATCATTCCTCATTTCCCTAGAAGCATCTAAAAACATATCAATATCAACAGGCGGCGGCAAAACAGAGGTAGGAATATTCTCGTTACCATGCTTGCATTTTTTTAACCAGTCTTTCTCTTTTGTGGAATTAAGAAAAATCACTTTCTTTACAGGAATATCTTTAAGCCATTCTCTTTGGCACAAACCGCCATGAACAAAATTTATAATGAACCTTACATCCTCTGCGTACTGCAACACTGTAATAAAATCGCTAAAATCCTCTTTTTGAAGTCTGTATATTTTATCGTTCATTACCCATATTTGATGCTTGGCCTTACAAGTTCTCCAATCTTCCCATGGTTCCATGCCCTTACATCGCTTATTATCAGGATGCAAACTGTAACCCCTGGCACTTACTCCCCCCGTTTGCAGCATTTCAAGCAGCTTCTGCGCTGAACGCTCGCCGCCGCCAAGCATTTTTGTATTACATAGTATTGCTGTTTCCATTTAAACCTTCTCCATTCCTTCCACAGGGTTCCAGGCCCGATAACTTGAAGCGGTCCTTTTCTTACCTTTGTGGGCAATAGAATCTATACCAAAATGGTCAACCCATGAAGGGGATGTAGCCGCTATATTAAATCCCAAATTATTGCAAACACCCTGAAAAAATGAATCAAAACAGTTTCTAGTAAGCTTTTTATCTTGGTACAACTCAAGAACCTTTAAGCCAAAAGCCCTTGTAACAAGCCAGCAGCACCCGCCTATTTTGCAGGTTTTACCTTTCATATTGCGCATAACCCAGCCGTCGCCACTCTCTCCGCCCCAATGCCGCCTATCCCAAGGTGTTAAAATACCCAGGTTAGGGATATTGTCTTTTACTGCCAGCAGATTATTAAGCCATTCAGGATGGAAAATAATGTCGTCCTGAATATGGATAAAGTAATCAGCATGAAGCCCCTGGAATGCGCGCATTAACATAGCTAACCATATTTGCTTAGTTCCCATAGTCTGCTTAAACCTAAAACAACCCTCTGAAAATCCTTCCAAGAGTTCCAATTGCTCATTAGACTGGCTGCAATCGTCGTATATGTGGAACATAAAATCATGGTTATTGGTCTTACCGAGAGAATCTAACGTCCTTTTCAAATACTCCGGCCTGTCTTTTGTCATTAAAAATATGGGTATCATATACACCTCATAATTTATGCCTAAAAAAAATACCTGCAATACTGGCCAAAGTAGCTATAAGAAAACCATGTATTCTATTAGTCCATTTTTGAGAAGTCTCAAGCTTGGCAAGCCTTTCACCATGCACCGATTTTTCTTTTATAATTTCTTCAAAAAGCTTTTCACCCTTATCAAAACGCTTTTCAATCCGAGATTCAAAATCTTTAAAGGTATTATTAAATATTTGTAACACCTCATCAGGGTTCATTATTTTACCGACTCCGGCTTAGTTGCCGTGACTGTCTGGCCGGCTTCACTTTCTGAACGCATAGAGCCTGTGCCTTGTGTTACCTGTGTTTTTGGCCGAACGTCTGTGGATATAGTTTTATCCACAACAATATCTGTTTTTGGGTCTCCATCAAGATTTACCGTCCCAACTGTTACAGAGCATCCCACAGAAAACAACATAATTTAAAGTGTTATTATTTTCATTTATTTTCCCCTTTTACTTTATTAAAGGCCGCTATTTTATATGCCTCATCTTTGGAAAGTCTTTTATGCCACACCATAATACGTGCTATTTCATCTTTAAACTCATCAAAATAAGGGTATTGTTCTTTGGCCTGAGCTAAATTCTGCATAATTCCAGGCTTCTGGTAAAAAGCTGTACCTAAACCCTTCCATTTTCTTGTTTTACTGTTAAAAGGGGTAAATTCCCAGCCAGGAATAAATCCTTTAATTGCTTTCTGATATTTATCCATTTGATAATTATCCAAGATTAGATATTTTCCAGGTTCCATCATTGAACAAGAATCTCTTATACAAACACCTCTTTCCCTGCCGTCTACCAGGATTAAATCAAAACTCCCTTCAATACCAGATATAACTTTTACATACCCATCTTTTCTCGGAATAACATTGTCACCCTCATATCTTGGTATTAATATATGTTCAACGTTAGAGATTTTTTCTTCAACCAACTTGTCTTCCACAAGGTCAAACCACTTCTCATCATGCTCAATGGAAATAACACTCTTCGCCCTTTTTGCAAAAAAAACAGTGCTACCGCCAGAACCAAATTCCAAAACCCTTTTAAATGGTGCAAGTTCTTCCAAAAGAGCTATTGCCTCTTCCGTTAACCATGGCTTTCCTATGTTCAACAGTTGAACTGACATTATTTATACCCCTTCACAATCTCATCCACATCATGAGCCGTAATTAGCTCCATACACCGCTGCTCACCCGTTTCAGGGTTCTTATTGCTACACTTGCCTTTCCAGCACCCGCCATCTTTGCAGCATTCAAGAGTACCGCAAGTATGAAGAAAATCATGACCAGGATAAGCCTCCCATGTGTGATGTTCACCGCCACCCGCAATTACAATACATTTCTTCTCCGGCCAATAGGATGCAGCGTGCATGGCAAATGTAATAGGACATATAACGCCCTTAGCATTGTGTATGAGCGACAAAACCTGACGTAATGTTGTTTTCCCCGTTAAATTTAATACAGTGCCATTATCAAAAACAGGCTTTATATGATTTGCCTCGCTACCACCAATTTGTACAAAATTAGTATCTGGCAACAAATTAAAAAGCTCTTCCCAGTTTCTCTTGGCCCATATTTTCCTTAGATAATCGGGCTTACCTCCTGGAACTACAACCCAATAGCTACCTCCATCAACTTTTTCGCCAAAATCTTCCTTGTTAAGATAAAAGTCCGGCCGAAGCTCTGTAAGCTTTATATCCAACCCAAGAAGAGCATTAACATATCCAAACATGCCATACATAAAATGCTTCTTATGTGTTCCGCATTTATGTATAGACCATGGATTATCAACTTTTTTCCCAAGCTGCTCTTCATCCCCATAATGAACATCAATATTCAACCAGCCATTGTCGCTTAAATCCTTCTGCTCATCTAACTTAACAGCATTAGTATTAAAGGACCTCGGAACAATATTAACCTTCTCTATAAGGGGATTATTTTCAAACAACACATCCGTTGAAGTCTTAACCCTTATCCTGTGTTCCGGGTACTTAGCTTTCCAATCTCTTACAAGGGATGTAAGCATTAATATGTCGCCAGGTGCTTGATGGTTTCTAAGTATTACTTTCATAAATAATTCCTTTCGGCTCAGGCTGCCCACCAAAATCCCAACCCCTATACGCTTCAAGACGTTTTTTATATTCTTCTGGAAGATAGGGGTTTTCATAGCTTGCACTGTTAACAACAAAATAATTAGAATCACAGGATTCTACAAAGCGCTTATAAATCCAGTGTTTTTTGTCCGTAGGCTTGCTTGTTATAAAACCCTTTTTGTTCTTTTTTTTTAATCTACTCGAAAGCTTTCTAAAAACTTCCTCTTCTACCTCACTGGCATCGTCAATATAAACAAAGTCCAAGTCTTTAGACATAACACTATCAAGCTGCTCAATAGAACGAAAATAAATTTTAGAATCGTTTTTAAAAGTTAAAATATTATAGTATTTAGAAAAGCTTTTTATTCTGTCTTTTGGGCACTGTTCAAGAAAAACTCTTCTTGTTATGTTATTTAAAGAAGAATAAACCATCCTAAATACAACACAACAACTTCCAGCTAATTCTGTACAAAGCCTTAAAAGTTCCATACACCCTGCCGTTGTCTTACCACTCGCAACCCCGCCAATCAGAGCCCTAAACTGGGCATTTGAATCATGAAAAGCTTTCTGACTATCCAATGGTTTATATACTTCATTCATATCATAACCCCTTCCTTACTCCCCACTAAGAGCCAAACCTGGACTAACAAGCTTGTCAGCCACCAAACTATTTATAAGCTCTTTGTATTCCTTTTCGCTCATAGTTTTACGGTACTCCTTAAGAAGAGCACTCTTCTCCGCATTTGAACTTGCATACACAATAGCATCAATTTCAGGCTTACCATATCGCCTGGCGGCGTATCTGCTAAAAGAATTTGCAAACTGGCTGTAAGTACCTGTGTACTTACCTTCTTCAACAAGCTTATTATACAGAGTAGACACATCCTCCGGCTCGTTCTTACCGCTGTTAATTGTATTTATAATCTCTCCCCGAACATCGAGCTGCCGTCTTAATTCCTTCTTCTTCGCGTCTTTAGAAATACTTATGAGCTGCTCTCGCTTACCCATATCGGTTACTTTTAAAAAGCGCGCTACAGTATCGTTTATAATAGGCAGTTGGAGAACCTTTTCAAGTTCGCTTTTTATATCCTCCACACGGTCGCTTTTAAAGCGGTAAATAATGCCCGCCCCCGCTTGATTAGCCAAATATTTAGCAAACTCTTTATGACTCCGCCAGCCGCCAGCCTTAAAAATCCGATCAGACACAGCAGGTCTTCCCCTAAAATCATCATGAGGGTTTTCTTTAGAAACAAGGTACGACCAAATATCTATCGGTATATTCAATGAAGGTGTCCAGGTGGGAGCCTGGCCAGCGGTATAATCCAACAATCCTGAAAAAATATCTATAAACTCTCCCTTTTTCATCATATTGATAGTTTTCCAGAATATACCGCCAACAACTCTCTCAGTTTCACTATTGGGGATCCGAATATAAACAGCCTTTCCACTGTCGGTTTTCCCTAAAGGAATAACTGTATAATTAGTTTTATCGGAATCGCTGGCACTGTCCATTATCTCTTTAATGTATTTTCCAAAAAGCCCATAAGTAGCGGCCACCATAAGAACTTTAGGCGTAATACTATAAAAAAGGTTTTTACGGGCATACTCCTTTGGATTTTCTTTTGCGGCTTCAATACTGCTTCTCCAACCTTCTTTTGCAGGATTGTAGAAAAGCAGAACATTATTTAAAAAGGGATGTCCTTTATTTAAGAAGGCAGGACTTCCGGCCCTGCTTCGTACAATATGACCCTTCTCTTCTTGGGAAAGAGTTGTTTCTGCGTCCAAATATTCTTTGACGGCTATTTTGGGGATTTTTTCTGTTATATCGGTTAATCTACCTAAATCGTCCCAGAACTTTAAAAAAGGCTTTGTAATATTATTTTCCCATTTCTTCTCACTCAAGCCGTAAGACACTAAAAGCCTTTCTAGCTCTGTGTCTTCAGCCGTTGCCTCTTGATGATTTGCAATACTTATAAGCATATTACCCCTGTTCATTTCACGGGTAACTTGATCGGGAATGCCAAAAACATCCCTATATGCAGGCTTTATAGCTTCAAAATAGCGCGGTGCAAATTTCCTTAATGTAAGCCCTGGCGTTTGTATAAGAGCTGCTTTAAAATCTTTAATGATATTGTAGGGCCAAAACCCTACTCTTTTTCCTACAAAAAGCTCTTTCCAAATTCTGTTACTTTTTCGCAGGGGTTCCAGCAGCTCTTCCACCAATCCGGGAGCTTTGTAATTTAAAGCCTTAGACAAGTCTTTATCAACGTAAACGCCCATAATTTGCCCGTTTTTCATGTACCGCACAAGACCGAGACTTCTATCTTTAGGCTCTACAGGAAGCAAAGCCTTACCGCTCCATTCTCTTTGAGCTACCTTTATATCTCCGGGGAAAAATTCGTGCATAAACTTAACGGTTTTATTAATTGCAATAGTACGCTTTGCCGCTTTCAAAATAGAAATATCTTTTTCAATAGTCCGTGTAAAAGGATTTGCTATTTCTTTAACCGTTCCCGTCTGGCCATAAATATGACCTTTTACACCTGAACCACCACCGGCTTTATTGTCCATATATTCAATTACGTCAAAGGTAGTGTAATATGGGTTATTCTCTATCTTTTCCATTACATCAGAGGGATACATTCCTGATTCTCTCAAAACTGGAAGAATCCTTTGATTCCTAATCCTTCGGTAATTATCTGCTGTATTTAAAAGATCTTTGTACCGCTCATTACCAACTCTTTCACGTATAGTATTTAAATGCTTTGTTGATTCTTCAGGGTTAAAGCCTAATGGATTTGCAATTTTTGACCGTTCATTAATAACCCTTCGATGCATAAGAGCACTTGCAAGGTCTTCAGGGGTAAAGTTCTCCGCCTGCAAAGGATTTAAAACCAGCCTTTTAACACTTTCAAGCATGTCTTTAATTTCACTGCCTACATAGATTGATTCCTCAATCTTATACTTAGGTCTTTCTTTAGGCGCTATCCTAACGCCCTGCTTTATTGCCTGATTTTCTTTCCTATAAACAGGTGAATACTCGTCAATTGCAAAATCACCGGCGGATTTAATCCACGGCCTACCAGGTATTCTTTTAGACCTCTCTCTTGCCGCTTCTTCACCCTTGGCAAACATTTCCCTAGTATTCATTTCACGAACATTAAAAGTACGCCTACTGTCTGTTAGCCTGCTTTGAATGTCTTCATAAAGGCTCTTTACTTCTGGTTTTTTATCGAGATAATCAAAAAAGCCCTTGGTAAATGTGGGAGCCATGCGCTCCAAAAGAACAGGGTCGTTTATAAGAGTGGAAAAAGCATCAGCGTACAATTCAACAGATGAATACCTGTATTTTGTAAATTTTTGGTCTGAATTTTCGTCAAAAGGCTTAATATATTGTGTTAACTTTTTCAGTTCATCATTAATCATGCCCTTTGTATAACCTAGGTTTGTATCAGGCGTGTAATATATTCCTTTTAAATATTTTTTGAGAGTAAAGAGCCTGCCGAGAATATTACCCCTACTCATATATTGGTCTGGAAGATAATCAACCAGGTGTCCTATTTCATGGGCAAGGGTTCTTTCCGCCTGTCCTGGGTCCGCGAATATACTAGCCTTTAACCCTATACGTCCCTCACCGCTAGAATAAAAAACACCGGCAACGGCAGGATTCCGCTTTAACATCTTTTTTACTGTTGGATATTTGCCGCCTAAAAGCTCTTTGGCTAGTTCAACTATTTCGGGAAGTTTTATTAATTGCCTTTCCGTTTTATATCTTCCTGTACTGGCATACTCACCACCACCGCTCATATTTGCAAAAACATCGTCAAAATTCTGCTTTCCAGGATGCCACACTCTTTGACCAGGTTCTTTCCATTTCTTAGCGTCAACGTCTTTTTTAATAAGGTCAAGGAAATCACCACTTGTTTCGGGTGTGTCAAAACCTTCTTCCTCGGCAAACATACGCATTTGATCAATAGAATGCCCTGTTTTGTAATTCAACAGGTTATAACCGGCTTGCCTTAAAGAAAAGCTGCTCAAGGCTTCAGCTTTAAATTCACCAGGATTTATACCGCCTTTAAAACGTATAAAATCGGCTAATGTATGAGTTTCTTCGTTAAATCCTTTAACGGGAGGAGGCTTTTTTATCCTTCCTTCCGTACCAGGTGAAACGTCTATAGGCTCCTCTGGTTCAGTCACCCCCGGCGGCGCAGTATGTACGGGCTCCTCTACTTCAGTTGTTACCCACGAAGGCGCAGTATCTATGGGCTCCTGTGCTTCTGTTACCCAAGCAGGCAAAACACCACTCTTAGTACCAGCCACAGCCCCGCCAATTTCACCGGCTGTCGATACAGTCTCGCCAGGAATCAAAGCCCCTTCTGGCGTTGCAACTGTACTTGTTTTCCTGAATTCCTTGATTTTCTTAAAAGCCTTTCTCATAGCTTTTCGAGTAATATTATTAAAGCCTCCAGCGTCTGCCACTTCCCCGGCCATTTTACGGCTTACATATAATGTAGCTTGTTCTTCTGGAACACCCTTTTCTACAAAAGCGTTAACAAGGGACTCCCTAAGTTCGTTATATTGGGGAATTTTCCCAAACTTATTTTGAAAAAACTGTATTCCTTTATCCACCAATAAACCGCCAGCAGTAAAGGCTGTAAAAATTGCAGCACTTTCAGCAGCATTTTTTACCCTTGATTCGCCCTCGCCAGGCTTACGGGTAAAACCAATAACACCACCTGTACTTGCGGCCTGAGTAAGCGCCCTGCTTACAGGTCTTTGTATAGTGGAAATAAGTGGCGTAGCAGAAATGGCTTTGGATATTTTACTTATAGGCAGGAGTGAGCCGAGCATTTCGGAAGGTATTTCGGCTAAAAGGCCGGGGTCTCTTTCAATATGTTCTAACCACCTTTTATAAAAAGGGTCATCTGGATTTATTTTTATGCCACGGTTAATATACCTCTGATTAAGTGCCTTTAATTCAGGCATAAGCTCTTCTAGGTCAACATACCCAAGCGATGCACCACGCACACCGCCCGAAGCTGTTCTACCTGCTGCGGATAAGAAACGACCGCCAAACTCAGGACCTTTTACCGGACCCTCCGGGGAAACAGTTTTAACAGCAGTATCAAGCAACGCCAAAGGGTTATCCATTTGAACCAAACCTTCTTCGGCTGCCGTTGGTATTCTTGAGGTTGGAATTCCTTTATGTGCGGGAAGCAGGGGAACTAAAGGTTTATGTGCAGGGATTAAAGAAGGGCTTTTTTCTTCCAATATTTTAACAAAAGGATTGGGCCTTTTTGCAATATTAATAAAGGGGTTTTTCTTTTCTTCCAATATTCTAACAAATGGATTTCCCATAACACTTATTCCTAGAATGTATAACCTTTTTGTTCTGCAAGCTCTAACGCCTTATTAGGGTCATTACCCGCTTCTTCAAGAATTTTATCCATAATCTGTCGATCTTCCGGATTATTCTCATTAAGAGTTCTCTTCCCGTATTCAAGGGCTTGAGGGCTTGTGCCGCCTAAAAGTTCATCATATGAATCAATCTCTTCCTGAATTATCGCCATTGTCTTGTCAATCAACTCGTTGGCCGCTGCTACAGCTTCAGGATCAAGCTGCTTGTTATTTACAAAAAGAGTAACTGGAACATTCTTTCCAAAAGTCTTCTTGTATTTTTCTTCTAGCATATTGGTACTGTTAAGACTTGCCTTAGCCTTTATAAGGGCAACTTGTCTTTCACTAGCTGCGCCTTTTTTCCTTAAAAGCTGCGGCCTTGTAAGCCCTTTTTTGGTAAGAGCTTGTGTTTTCTGAAAATCAAACTTCTCCCTTTGAAGTCTACTGTTTTTTTCAGTAGCCTCAATAGCCTTTGACAACTGCTCTAAGCGGCGCTCCTTGATTTTTACATCTAAAGCCGTCTTTTGCTTTCCACCCTTACTCTCTGGCTTAAATCTTGGGGAAGTATAAGTTTTAGACCTGCCTGTTACAGGGTCAAAAACCGTTGTTATAATCTCATTTCCCTTCTTAACGGTGACGGTTTTAGGAACTTCAAAACCTGGCTTCCTTTTGTTCTGAGCGTTAGTAATAGCTGTAAAATTCTGCCTTATTGTATCAGCCATATCCTTTTCACCCATGGGAATATTACTAATAGCCGTCTTCTGCCTAAGCTCCGCCTGGCGTTTATTTGCATCCAGCCAGCGGCCATACTGTTGCCCAATATCTACAGTTTTGTTCCATTTCCCATATAAAGACGGGTCAAGGTTTGAAGGAGCAACAACAGGTTTTCCTAATAGCATATCAGACACAGAATCATTAAATTCCTTCCTGAAGGTACTCATTTGCGTCTCTTCGGGAGTAGGTATATTTCTCAACTCCTGAACTTGTTTCTGGTTCTTAAGCAAAGCAGAAAAATCTTTTAATAACCTGGAATTCTGCGCCTCTTCAGGAGTAGGAAGGTTCTTAGTTTCCTGAGCAGTTTTTAACGCTTTTAATAAAGCCAGCTCTCTACCTTGCTGGCTTTCTTCTAACTTGTTGTATTTCCCTATAGAACCGCTTAAAGCGTCCGCTATTCCTTTAAATAATAATGGATTAGACAAAATTCCCATAACCATTCCTTACAATTTTAATGCTTCAAGATAACTTTCATATGTATAACCACGTCCCAAAGCTCCTGGATATTTAATATTGGGATCATACAACCAACCGTCCGATAACCGCATAGGAGGCATTATACTAAACATATCATTTTCAGCTTCTGGGTCTCGCGCTAATAACGCACCTTTGTCTATTTCCTCTAAAAGCTCTTTTAACTCCTCGTCTGAGTAAAGCTTTTGACCGGTGTAGCTTTCCTCTATTCTGTTTCTGAAATCTGCAACAACCCTTGTACGCTCTTTTAAATCCTCAGTATTTCCCATATCAGGGGAGGACGTAATCCATCTCTGATCTTCTGCGGAAAGCTGACTAAAAATATTTTGCCACGTTTGGCCCTGCGCTCTCATTCTTCTGTCTATTTCGGGGTCGCCTGCTCCAGGATTCATAATATTACTTATTCCAGCACCAATAAAACCACCTACGCCGCCAAGAACACCACTACCAGCAACCACCCCTGCTCCGATTCCGCCTGCCGTCCTTAAACCCTGATCGCCAGAGGTAAGGTTTCTACCTACAGTATTATGAAACAGTTCAGCCGCTCCATATCCCGCTGTTGCTCCAGAGGCAACCGACAAAGCGGGTGATGTTGTCGCCATAGCTGCGTTATTTGCCGTTGAACCTCTTAGAGCAACTTCAGCGGGAGCGGAACTGCCAGCCGTAGACACAACCGCCGCCTGATGTACCGCTGCCGCATTTGCGGCCTGTATTGCAGTATATTGCCCAGCAGCACGCTTTAATCCATCAAGTACCGTTCCTGCATCAAGAGATAACCCCCCAAAGCTAAGGTTATTACCCACCCGATCATTAACTTGGCTCCTAACATCATTAAACCTCTCTGGAGTTCCTGGATACTCAGAAAAGCCAGAAAACCCAGAAAAGCCAGGATATTGTTTATACCCTGGATTTCCTTTATACCCCTGATATTCTGGAAATCTTAATTTATTGGCAACCAAGTTAAAACTGTCCACATCTAACTCATTCTCCTTTTATTGTATTCGTATGCTTCTGCGAAATCACCAAAGATAGGAATGTCAGCCGTAATGCTATTAGGACTCCCACCAGGCTTTATTGTGGTCGCTGCTACCTTCTTAGTAAGGCTTGCCTTGTATGCTTCAACGGCTGCCACGCCAGCCGCTTTGACCGCCTGTTCTGGAAAGGTTATATTGTATGCTGTTTTAATATCCATTCCATTATATTGCCGCATTGTATTACCAACCTGGACTCTAACGTTATTGTCTTGTAGAGCGGGAATTGTCTCCATGGCTTTGGCAATTTCACTATTAGCTCTTTCATTTCGGGTAAAGTTAGACTGCTCAACATAGGGAGATACCGCTTGGTTAATCATATCTGATATTGCAGATTTTAAGGAACCTGCATCAAACGTTGTAGCAAAAGTATTTATTGCCTCATCTATAGTTGGTGCAGCCGCAGGTTGATTAGCTGGCGTTTCTCCTGCTTTACCCAAGCCAGGTATAGACTGTTGTATTTGCGTTATAGCTGCTTGATCGCCCTTCATAGCCGATTGTATAAGATTCAGATAAGGTGTCATGTTTTTATAAGCCGACTTATAATCTATTTCTCCACCTGCTCCTGCCGGTATTTCTCCACCTGCTTCTGCTGGTATTTCTCCACCTGCTTCTGCCGGTATTTCTCCACCTGCTTCTGC